ATTGACATTTTACCAAATGGAAGTGGTGTAGTAAATCTTGATGGTAACGGAAGTTCTGGTGGTGTATCAGTATCAGATGGTTTAATAGATATTAGAACAGGCACAGGTAATGTAGCTAAAGTTAAATTTTATTGTGAGTCTTCAAATGCTCACGCACAAACATTACAAGCAGCACCACACTCAGCAGCTAGTTCAGCAGTTTTAACATTACCTACAGCAACTGGTACATTAGTTGGAACAGGTGATACTGGTAGTGTATCAAACACTATGTTAGGTGGTAGTATTGCGGATAGTAAACTATCTACAATTTCAACTGCAAACAAAGTTTCACTTGCGGCTGTAGACATTGACGGAGCTACAGACATTGGAGCAGATTTAACTACATCAGATTTAATTGCAGTAGATGATGGTGCAGGTGGTACAAATAGAAAAGCAGCTCTATCGAGAGTTGTAACATTAGTAGAAAACAATGCGAGTTTTTCTAGTCAAGGGTTCGCAACAGCGATGGCAATCGCATTATAGTTTAGGAGGAAAATAGATGGCTCAGAATTTTAGAAGATATACTGAAAACAATATCGGTACATCTGCTGTTGATTTCCCAAATGGTTCTAACTTTGATAGTTATGATACTGTAGTAGGAATACATCTAGCAAATATAACTGGAAGCACAGTTAATGTCGAAGTATACATTAACGATGGTTCTAACGATATTCATCTTGTAAAAGACGCACCCATCCCTAGTGGCGGAGCTTTGCAAATATTAGACGGAGGGGCTAAGATTGTAGTCCAGTCTGGTGATAGACTTTATGTTAAGTCTGACACAGCAAGTTCAGTAGACGCTTGGGTATCGGTTGTCGATGCAATAAGTACATAAGAGGAGAATAAATGGCATATATTGGGAATATACCCGCAGAAAAATTTACTAGCGTAGATATTCAAAATTTTACTGTTAGTGCAACTGCTAACTATACTTTGGATAGACCGGTAGCAAATGAGAACGAAATAGAATTATTTATTAATAATGTTCGTCAACATCCGGGTTCTGGAAAAGCATATACTGCATCTGGCACAGCTTTAACGCTGTCAGAAGCTACTGCTGGTACAGATACAATGTATTGTGTTTATCAAGGCAAGGCAAGACAAACAGTTACTCCGGCAACTTCAAGTGTAACAAACGCTATGTTAGCTGGTAGTATTGATTTAACTTCTAAAGTTACAGGTGCTTTACCACAAGCTAATATTGCAGACGAAGCAATTAATGAAGCTAAAATGCAAATTAGTAATGCTCCAACAAACGGATATATGCTTACAGCACAATCTGGTAATACAGGTGGACTTACTTGGGCAGAAGCTCCTAGTGGAACTCTTGTACAAACAGGAAGAACAGCATTAAGTTCAAATGCAAGTGCAATAGATGTTAATGATTGTTTTAATTCTACTTATGATACTTACATGATTGTAATAGATAAAGTTGAAATGACAGTGGATAGTCAAAGACTATCTTGTAGATTAAGAGATAGTGGTGGCTCTGTTACTGGAAGTAATTATAGATATGCTTCAAGAT